TAGGTTCTGTATATGTGCAAGATACCATCAGCAAAAATAAGATTGAGTCTAGAAAGTATACGGCTAGTGTGAAGCAAAGAACAATCAAGGAAACCTTAATAGTAAAAGACCTACCTAAGAGTCACATCTATTATGGATTGAATATGTCATTAGATAAACCAAACTTTGTACATAGCATTGGTGGTGGTTTAATGTTACAAACAAAGACTGATAAAATATATAGTCTTTCAGTAGGGGTTACCACAAACCTAACTCCTGTAATCGGTACGTCACTTTATTGGAAATTAAAATAAAAAATCATGATTAAAAATTTTATCAATTGGATTGGAGGTTTTTTTGATTCAAGCAGCGAAAAATCTTCTAGTAAAAGACTTGTAGGTATTGCAGGTGCGTTTACTTTATTTGTAACTTTGTATTCTAACTCTCACAGCGATGCTCATATTGCTCCATCAGAGGCCTTAGTATGGGCTGATGTTGTAGTTATTTGTACTTCATTGGGGTTGGCATCAGTAAAAGAAATCGGAGATATGATGGGTAAGTTTAAAGGAACTACTCCAACTCCAAGTCCAGAACCACAAACAGAAGCATAATGAATACATCAGGATTAAATTTACCAGAAGCAATCAATGCTGAGTTGCCAACTATTATCAGCAAATTCAAATTAGATAGCCCTTTAAGACTTGCACACTTTTTAGCACAGGCTGCTCATGAAAGTGGAGAATTTAAAATTAAAAATGAAAGCCTAAACTACTCTACTCCAGAAAGAATAGCAGCAGTATGGCCTTCAAGATTTAATTTAGATGGCACAGGTGGTAAGTTAAATGCTCATGACTATGTAAAAAATCAAGAGAAACTAGCTAATGCCGTATACTCAAACAGAAATGGCAACGGAGATGCTGCTAGTGGAGATGGATTTAAGTTTCGTGGCGCAGGAGCAATTCAACTGACAGGCAAGGATAACTTTGCTGCTTTCTCTAAATCTATTGGAGAAGATTGCGTAGCTCACCCAGAGTTAGTAGCTACTAAATATTACCTAACATCAGCTGCATGGTTTTGGGACAACAAGAAGCTAAATGATGTAGCAGACGGAGGCCCAACTGAAGAAGTAGTAAAGTCTATCACTAAAAAAGTTAATGGCGGGCTAGTTGGGATTGAAGATAGATTAGCACATTTTAAAAAATATCATGCTATTTTAACTGCGTAATTACTTTTGTTCATACCTTTGCAAAAAAGGCACATGAAAAAGACTATAATTTACGTAATAATATTTCTTTTATATGGCTTCATTGTACATAAAATAAGTACCTTGGAGTCATATAAAGAAAATATGGAATCTATCCAAGCTAAGGATATAACTATTGACTCTCTGAAAGGAGAGATTCAAGTTTTAGAGATGACTCTTGACTCTCAGGATTGGATTATAGAGCAGGCTAGAGACAAACATCCAAAAGATATGGAAAAAATAATTAACGAATCAGAATAATTGTGTAACTTAGCACTAAATTTTAACAACCATGAAATTATCACTTAATGAGATTTTAGTTCTATCTGAAGAATTGAACGGTAGAATTATCAATCAGCAAACAGGCGAAAGAACAAAAGGCATTTTATCAAGCAAATTAAGCATCCGAGTTAAGTATGCATTGAACAATGAGCTTAACAAAAAGGTAGCTGAATATGTAAAGGAGTTTGAGGAATCAAGAAACGAATTGATTAAGGAATACGGAGAGGAGAAAGAAGGTGGCAACTATGTTGTAGCTGAGGACAAGATGGAGGCATTCCAAAAAGATTTGTTTGAGTTATTGTCTATTGAAAAGAACATTGACGTTCCTGCAATTAATGTAGGAGAGTTATATAACATTGAAACAGAAGACTACTTCCCTATCTTATTAGAGAAGGTATTGGCTAAGAAAGAAGAAGCTAAGAAAGAGGAGCCAAAGTCTGAAGCGCCAGTGGTTGATATTAAAGAAGCTTAAATAAAAATATATGTACCAATTAACAGATGTAAATCTAAATCAAATCGCTGCTTGGTTTCACCAAGATGTACCATGTAAAAATGGCGTAAGCGTAATCGACTTAATCAAAAGTTTATCAGCTGAAAACGTAATCGCTAATGTAGCTACAGAAGATGCTGCTGATGTTACGGTTGCTGAAAATACAGTTCAAGTTGATGTCCAAACAGCTGAATAATGGACATCCAAACTGAGATAACATTAATGGACGCAAGATTATCAACTATGGAGAGTAAGTTAAATGACGTTGAGTCTAAGCTAGACTCTGTTGATAAAAAATTAACACAAGTTATAGATGCTCTGATTGGGAACAAACTCACTCAGAGCAACGGCTTGGTTGCTGATGTTAAGGAGATTTCAGATATAGTTGAAAAACACGATGAGCAACTAAAGAAAGTAAAATGGTTTTGGTTGGGTGTTCTTTCAGTTGGAGGTGTACTTGCTTTCTTAATAGAACTAGCTATAAAATTTTTATCTAAATAACATCACGCCAGATGCAAGACACACTAAAGTACATAGCAGAATCTCCATATGCTAAGGAGGTTCAGTATTCCGTTTATGCAATTTCAAATTTAGAAGATAACAATAACATAGACACTATTGAGTCTGAGGTTATTGATAAGGGTTTATTTATCGGTGGCATATCTAACCCATTGTTGAATGAAAAAATAATCTCTGTGGAGGGATTAGTGAGAGCGTATTATGCAGAGAGTGTTGTGGGAAATGTTTTCGACTTGCCGCCTGTAGGATTCAAGAATAAGTTTATTGAATTATACCAAGAGGCTATAACAAAACTATAACACATGAGTCAAAAAATTCAGCTAGCAGCTGACTATGTATTGAAATTCCCTTCAATATCTAAATCCTCTATCGCTGCAAAATTGTTCAACGATTACGAGGCAATCTACTCTACCCAAGAAGAAGCTAGAACTTACGTAAGAAGAGTCACAGGCGCAAATGGAGAATGGAGCAGTAAAAAAGTAAGCGTAACTCACACGCCTGATTTGCCGCCATCAAAATGTTCCTCTAGAAAGTTTGTAGACTTACCTGTCAGCTCCAATAATATTCTTTGGATGTCTGACATACATATTCCCAACCAAGACAACGAGGCTATTAAATTAGCCATAGAATACGGCAAGAAAGAGAAGATAAACTGCATAGTATTAGGAGGAGACATTTTAGATAATACTCCATTCACTAATCACGATGCTCCCCCACCAAGCCCTGATGATGTTGTAGAGTGGTTTGAGTATTGCCAAATCTTTCTAAGTCATCTAAGAACAATATTTCCTAAGGCACACATCGTTTGGATTGAGGGCAACCATGATAACTGGTATGTACGTTATTTAATGAAGAAGGCTCCAATGCTTTTCAATGATGAATACTTTAGACTACCTCAAAGACTTGATTTAAAGAAATACAATGTAGACTTCTATGAGCAAAATATTGTGGTAAGAGCCGGCAAGCTACACCTATTGCATGGGCATACTATTGTAAGAGGATTTATGGCGCCTGTTAATGCTGCTAGAGGGGTATTCATGAGAGCAAAGAGTTCAATGCTTATAGGTCATGTGCATGCTAGTTCAGCTCACTCAGAAAGTAATATTAAGGAAGAGGATATAGGATGTTGGTCTACAGGTTGTTTATGTACTTTGTCTCCTGATTATGACCCCCATAATACTAAACATAACCTAGGCTTTGCTCAAATATTGGTAGAGAAGAATGGAGAGTTTGAGGTAAGAAATAAAAGAATAATAGGTAATAAAATATTTTAATATGAAAGAGTATTTGCAATTCGTTTGGCACTCCTTAATACACCCTACTAATTTTGTAGACTTATTACCTGCCTTTCAATTAGGGCTTTTTATATTGTTTATTTATTACATATTTAGAGCAGGTATTTCATTAGTTCAAGATAGAAAAGAAGACAGATTTTATTAGTATATTTATCATTCAAAGAAGTTTTATGGCCAAATTGAAAATAGAAAAGAAATTTAATAAAATGTCATTATCAGAACAAGAATCATACTTAGTGAATAAGATTTACGAGCTACATGCCTTAGAGGATACATACAGAAAAATGTTAGGGAAGATTAGAGGAGGTTCTAAGCAATCATTGCCTGATGATGATGAGAGACCAGACTTAATCGAACTAAAAAGTGCCTAACAAAATTACGATACCAACAGAATTTAAGCTCAATGGTAAGAAGATTACTGTAGATTTTGATGATGAATATTGTAAGGATGAAGGGTGTTTAGGAATGGCTGATTTTGATTTAAAGGTAATCACCTTAACATCCAAAACAGAAGACAAAAAGTTACCAAAGTCTGAGATAGATAAAACATTCTACCACGAACTAATGCATCTTATACTTGATGCCGCAAACAGACATCAGCTAAAATGGAATGAAGACTTCGTTGATACTGTTGGTCTATTATTGTACGAGTTTGAACGTACTAAAAAGTTTTAAACTGATTTACTGAATATGTCTCTATAAGAGGCATTCTTTTTTTAGTCTCTGCCTGAGCCTTTGTCTGCCCTGTTAAGGTCAATAACATAATCAAGAATGATACTGTTCTATCGTATTTAGTACGATTGTCATGCTCATATCTTTTAAGCTCATCTAATAGGTCAGGGTAGTTTATAAGATGACAATAGTGTTCTATGTAATTTATTCCGTACTCTAACTGCTTTGATAATGCGAAGGCATCAGCTGAGGCTACCCCACGAATCATATGGTTAACCTTAGTCTTTCTTGTAGGGTCTACAACTGCATCAGGTTTCTTGCCTAGCATTGGTAAACAATTCAGCTTAAAGTCATTCTCTGATTTAAAGTATTCATAGTAGTCATCTCCTGCATCCAACTCTATTGTTGCAGGCACTCCGTAGTACATACACGCCATCAACATTTCTTTCCAAAACAATTTCTTTAGCTTTGGTCTACCATAGTAATGAGCCATAGGAGCACCGCTACCTTCTTTAGTCTTGTCAACCTTCTCTCCAATCCATGCTGAACCCTTAGAGCCTTCTCCTGATGTCATAGCTGAACGATAGGTATCGACACCCATTCCATACTCAGTAGCATTGCCAGGGTACATTACATTACCTCTTATCTGAAAATTGTTAGGCTTCTCAGGGAACTTATATATCAGCCAACTACCACCGCTGTCATCAGCCCATTCAACCTTATCTTCTCCTGTCATATAGAATCTACCTCTTCTTAAGAACACAGGATTGTCTCTTAGCTTTTGCTCTTGTTCAAGTATGTTATCTAGATTAAAGTGACAATCAGCCTGATTGAATTTAAAGGCCTCCTCTTCGTTTAATGGATAGTCACGAGTATCTTGGTCGTTATTTCTATAGTTGGCTAGGATAAACTCCTCAGCTTCTTTCTTTCTTGACATACCATAGATGTCTATAAACCCTGCCAACCCCTCTGAGGCAGGCACAAAGTATCTAACTAATTTAGTAGGGGTATTTCTTCCGTGCTTGAACTGATTAGATTGGTCCCACAAGTTTTTAAACTCTTGACCCCCATTATTAGGTGGGTTAACCGTAGAAACCATCAAGGCAAATCCTACCTTGTTAGCTCCTTCTGTTAGGGTCTTCTTAGCAATATTCCAATACTCTACGATGTCTACTTCCTTTGGGAACTTAGAGGCCTCATCTATCAGCAATCTACTCCAACGACCAGAGTCAAATGAGTTCAAGGCTGTGTTACGCCATTCTATGAATGAATTAAGACCTTCTCTTTTATTGTAAAGACCTACATTAGCCTTTTTCTTTTTAGCCTGTTTAACAAGCACTAATCTTTTCTTAGGGTCATCACTACCATCAGTTCTTGGCTGAAGGAATATAGGTATAGACTTGAATCCATACACAATCATGTTCATGAATAAATCCGAGGCGTCACCTCCTGTCTTAGAGATAATACCACAACGAGTATTAGCTGTGAAAGAAGCCTCCTTAGTAAGTATGCATGATGATTGTGAGGTAGCTCCCTCTCTTCGTTTCTTAACCCTTATGACTCCTAAAATAGTATCGTCTTTTGAAACCTCATTGTAGAATAGAAACCATTTTCTATCAGCATCCCTGAACTCAGGCTCAACGCCAGACTCCAATATCCAATAGTTTAAATAAAAGTAATGGTCTCCTGTGATGTAAGTAGCAAAGCCATTGTTCATAAACCAATATCCATCTCTACATCTTTCAAACTCTCTTTTGATAAAGTTTATTTGCTCCTCATTGTATTGAGCATTACCATCCTCATCTACCTCTAGGTCATAGAATGAATCAGGTATATCAGTTCTTCTAAATCTTTGTTTCTTTTCAGGGAGTTCACTACCATCAATGTCCTTTAGGTAAGGTGCGTTAGGATAGTTACATTCTATTCCGTATATCTCTGTGATTGGCATAACGCAAAGATAGCCAATTATTAATAATACAATATTTTTGTTTCGGTGGTTCGACTTGAACGAACACACTCCTTAAAATTAAGGGCTCTACCAATTTGAGCTACACCGAATCCGTGGTTAGTAATTTACGGCCTTAGAATGGTAAATCATCATTTGATACATCTGTAGCAGCATTAATGTTAACATCATTAGATGCCTTTGGTTGAGTTGGTTTTAACTCTCCATTAGGAGTCCATGTGTCAATGCTGATGCTGATGTCTTTACCAAACTTGTCAGGCTTCCCAATGTTGATGTTTAGTTTAACATACTTCTTACCATTGTAGTCTTGAACGTACTGATTAATAATCTCAGGATTAACTGATACCTGTAACCATGTATCGTTTTTCTTTTTACCGCTTCCGCAACGGATTTTTTCTTGCTTTTCCATAGCTGTTTTGTGTTTGTTTAAAATGAATAGATATTATCTAATTTTTTTTGTTCTCTTTTCTTCCTTTCATATTCTGAATGACAGAACTTACACATGGCTATCCTATCTTTACCCCATGTATTTTTTTTGCTAAAATATTCTAGCTTTCTTTCTACCTTACATTTAGTGCATTTTTTCATTGTACATCTTTCTTTTAGTTAAATGCCATGAGTTACATTCAGGGCAATGATATGCCCTTTCTTCTTTTCTATACTGCTTTGCTCTGTTCTTCTTGCAATAGTTAAGAACTTCCATAGCCTGTCTCTTTGAAAATTGTTGCTTATTACACTTTTCCATACTACATACTTCTTTGCTCTTGTTTAGAATAAGATAATGCTGTTCTAAGAATATCACATTGATAATGTAGCTCCTTCAGTAAATACTCGCACCATGTATCATAGAAAGATACATTAGCAATCTCTGCATTTAGTATTGCCTTCTTCTCTGTGGCATTGCCTTGATAGTTATCTACTATTTGTATCTTGGATACGGTATGCTTGTCTAATAGATATTGAAATCTTGCTACACATTCAGCAGCTAAATATTGTATATCTACGATACCATTTAACTTTGCTAAGACAGATTGTGGGTCTGTTAAATCTACCTTCATGGCAACAGCCTTCTTGACTGATTCCATCATAACCTTTGTGTCCTCAAACTTTTTTTGCAACTCAGGCTCTTTGAATAGTTTCTCCATATCTTTTTGTTTTAGGGTCTTGAATAATTCTGTATTGTACTCTCCATCTATACAATGTCTTTTCTGAAATACCTAGCAGCTCGCTAGCCTCCTTAAATGTGTGTGTTCTGTTTAGTGCCTTGATTGAATAATCTTTGTAATAATAATCAAGTTTTAGTGTTTCTTCCATTCTCTGTGTTTATGTGCCTTATAGCATACTCTCGGTTTAGCTCCTTAACGAATAGCCTATCTTTATTTGCTGAGGCTCTTCTTAATATGTTTTCGCTTATTCCTAGTTTAGCTGAGGCTTTTTTTACTGATTCAAATTCTATTCTCTTTTCTCTTCGCTCCTTAACATCTTGTATTGTCATGTCGTAAAGAGCGATACCAAATTTAATTGTCTGCATATCGCAAAATTACTACATTGCCTTATTAAAAAGGTATTTCTTGAATGTTATTTTTTATTTCTTCTTCCGTTTCTGGTATGTACTTTAGCTTAGGCTCTTCTCTTCCTAACCTCTTGATTGGCAACCATCCATACTCATCAGTAAACTCAATTCCGCCCTTCATTACAAGCCTAATCATCTGCCCTCTTGGGGTAGTGTTACCACCTGTATCCTTGTTGCGCATTTTGTTTACATATATCTCGGTTATCATCCATGTATGAGGGTCTTGAATGTTTCTATTCATAGTCAAGAATATGTCAGCCTTATTATAAAGAACTGCACCACCATCAGCATCGGCAGGGAATGGTATTAGCTGATTGCCATCCTTATCCCTTTCTCTTTGTGACTGACTTCTTGTATGTAGGGATACGAAAACGGATATGTTTGTTCTCTTGGTAAACAAGAGCATATCAGTATACATCTCCATGTCGTTGTCATACTTAGAGTTGCCTCTAACCTTTAGGGCATTTATAGGGTCAATAAACAATCCCTTGATAGAATGAAACTTAGATACCTTTTCAGCATATCTTAAAATGTCATCATATGAGTGCATGGTATCGTTATTGATAAAGAACATTCTTTCGTTTACCCATTTCAATGCCTCATGGAACTCAAATTCAGTACATTCCTTAATAGGCTTCCCTATGTAGTGCTCAATCATTCTCATCTTAACAGAGGCTGTTCTATTTTCTCCTGTATAAACCACCCATCCCCAATCATACTTAAATGAGGATAAGAATATCAGCCAAAAGGTTAAGGCTGTCTTGCCGGTATGAGCGTGAGAAAGCAAGGCGTAGAACTCTCCCTCTTTAAGTAGTAGATACTTATCCATATCATCATATCCAAACGGAAGACCCATTGGTATCATACCTGCCCTATACTTTCTAATGTATTCCTCATCAGACTGATTGCTTACCAAGAATGCCAACTCCTCATCAATCATACCCAATTCTTCGATGGCTGCTCTTTCGTAGGTAGCAAGCTCATTGATTGGCATGAACTGACCTGCCTTTACGCCATCCTCTACGGCTTGGAACTCGATTTCAGCTTCCTGAGGCCCAAACTTCTTCAATACCTCAAATTCTAAGACTCTTTTAGCTATAGACTCTTCGACAAGTCCTCCTGATACCCATCCTCCGACTAAATAAGAGGCTTTAATAACCGAATGGTGTCTTTGCCCTATCTCAGATTTTTGTATCATTTTTGAGGCTATATTCAGCTTAGAATAATCAGTACTAACGCCAGTCATTAGTACTCCCTCGTTGCGTACATTCTCTATAACCTCGAAGAAAACTTTACTATCATCATTTATATAAATGTCAGGGTCATAAGACATAAACAAAATCCTTGATGGGTTCCTTGCTGTTGGGTCAAACACAGGGTATCTCTTAAGCAAGGCGTTGTAATGTTGCTCGTGCTTATTACCATCGGCTATCTTTATTAGTCCGTGTACGCCTGTGCCTGAGGGAGAAGTCCACAAGGCATAAATGTATGGGTCTCTCTTGGCATCTTCCTTGAACTTAGGTATGTCATCAAGGTCATCAACATCAAATGGAATGAACTTAGAATGA